AACCGAGAGAATGATGTCGAGTTTGGTACGCGCAAGCAGAAGCGGCGTCCCGTACAAACGAGACGCCAGATGTGGCAGCAGCATGGTCAGTTTCCTTGAGGAGGAGATTCGGGTTGCGCCATCGGCACAGCACTGGTTGCAGAAGACAGGGACTTGGTCAATTCGTGCCGGGGGTCGGAATCAAAGACCAGCCCCAGGTCATCGGCGCGTGCGTTGTCGGCAGCAATTTCCCGGTCGACGTCCTCTGCGTCATAGCCGTTCGCCGAGATGGCCTCGGACCTGCTCATCAGTCCAGAGCGAATGGCTGCCTTCATTGCATCCGCTTCCTTGAGCGGATCGACCCATTGCCAGCCCTGTGGAATCCACTTGCAGGACTGGTACTCACGGCGCGTGTTTTGACCGGTGCCATACCCCGGCAGACTCAACGCGCCTTCGATCACCGCCTGGTCCATCCATGCAGCCCAGATCGGTCGGCACAGCTGGTGCACGAGGACGCCGTGCTGCAAGGACTCCACCCTGCGTCGAAATTCCAGCAGTCCGGCGCGGATCGATGAGTAGTTGACCTGCGTGAGATCCCCGGTGAGTTGCTCATAGGTCACGCCCATGGCAGCGGCCACCGCCCGAAACTGCATGCGCAGGAATTCGGAGTACGACCCTCCCACGTCAGCAGGCTGAGAGAACTTGATGTCTTCACCTGGCTCCAGGATTTGCATAGTGCCGGGCTCCAGTCCGGCCAGAGCCACTCCGTTGGAGTTCGCCATGCCTTCACCCATGAGGTTGTCCTCAGGTGACAGGCGGGTCACAAAGCCTGCAAACATGGCCGCCGTCTTCTTGCGCACCAGTTCCGCGTCGTCGTACTGATCAAGTTCATTGAGTTTGACCAGCGCGCGAGCCAACCAAGGTTCACCCCGGATCTGGCCAGGGCGAAGTGGTCGAAACAGGTGAATGATCTCCGTAGCATCCACCCGCACCGTGCTCAAACCATCACCCGACATGGGTGCCAGCAGTCCATCCTCAGGGTGCGAGCGATAAAGGTGGTACGCCACGCGACGCCCCAGCCGGTCAAACTCAATGCCTGCGCGTATCAGGTTGCCGTTTTCTGCCGTGATGTTCATCTGCACGGGCAAGTGTTCAGGCTCCAGGACCTGGATTTGCAATGCAACGCTGAGACCATCGTCGGGCCTGCGGTACCGCAGTCGAATCAAAGCCTCGCCACCTTCGAGCATCGCCCGGCAGGCCATCGCCTGCAGACCGTAAAAGTCGGTGAGACCGGCCGCATCAGCCTCCACGGTCCAGTTGCGCCAGAGGGCTTGCACTGCCTCACGCTGCTGTGGATTGGCAAGCATCGATTGGGGCTTGATACCTGTTCCGATGGCGTTGGCCACATAGGACTCCAGTGCCGAGTTGGCCCAAGCGTTCCGCCGCACCAGGTCCCGGCTTTTGGCACGCAGTTCACTCTGGTTGAACAGCATGGCTGCAACCGCCCCGGGGTTGCCCACCGACCAAGACAATGCACGCCTGCCGCCACCCACTCCGTCATAGGTGGGCGTGGATGCCAGAAGCTTCCTGCGAATGTTCTTGAACCAGCCCATCATGTGCCCTTGGAAGTGTTGACTCGGATCTGGCGCGGCGCACCTGGCCACAGACCAGTGGCGGCCGCCTGGTCGAAAAGCCCCCGCCGGACATCGCGTATAGCAATGCGCAGTTCTTCCACCGAGCGGTATTCCACAGTCTTGTCCCCGAAAGTGACTCGGCGTTCACCTTTGGCGAGCGCCGTTTCCAACGCTTGGAGTTGGACTTCTGTGTAAGCCATCAGCGGTACACCACAAGATTGATTTCAGATGAGTCGTCAAACGACGATCCTGTAGTAGCGCAGGAGATGTCTACATACTGCGCGTTCTTGAGATCGGAACTCGCGCGCACAATTGCGACGCGTTGTTGGCCAGAATTGACGCTGCTGCGTGCGAGTGCCGTCCAGCAATAGTTCGTATCTGGCATTGCCACAGCGAAGCGCACGCGGTACCGGCCTGCAGCCGTGCGCACCACACTAGCAACGTTGTGGCCACTGGCGATCACTACCTGACCGCCCACATAGCCGAAGCAAACCCATACTCGGGCGATCCCAGGATGCGTTGCGTCGATCTTGGTTTTGACCTCGAAGCCAATGCGCGCAGCTAGAGCAGCGATGCCGGACGCCAGACTCATCAGGCCAGCGCCCCGTCAAAGATAGCTACAAAGTCGGTATCGGTGTTGCCCACATCGCTGGCCGCGACTGCCCCAATGTTGGTGCGCGCCTGAAGCTGTTCAGCCACCGTCAAGGTCTGGGCCGCATCGAAACGCACACGGAGACTGACGGCACTCAGAATAGCGTCCAGGCCACTTGTGCCGTTCTGCAGAGCCTGCTGGATCTCCAGCAGAGTGTCATAGGCAGCATCAGCACCACCCAAAATGTCAGCTTTGAGCGCGTCAAGCAGAGACACGATCTTGTTGGACGAGTAGGTGCTGGTAGTGGCGATCTGGCTGTCGTCGATGGCGATCGCGGACAAAACTGCCGCCTTGAGTTCGTTAATGGCAGCAACCAGGCTCGATTTGTCGGTCGTAGAGAGGCTGGCCAGACTACCTGCGGTGGCGCGGACATCGTTAAATTCCTGAGCAACCCGGATGACCAGGCTCTCAATACGGGTAGAAAGACTCATAAAAACACTCCTTTAAAAATTTCATGACAGCCAACGGCTGCGAACCACACGCCTTGACACCCTGCGCCCATCAGAAACAACAAGGCCACCGCTTGGGGTGGCCAGGATTTCAGCGGGAGTCGCAATGGGATCGGGCGGTGGTGCCAGTCCAAGCTGCTTTTCCAATTCGCGCCAGTGGCGCTCCTCAAATCGGTCCAGACCCGCCGCACTGGCACTGGCCCGGGCATACACATAACAGTCCAGTGCCTCGTTGCGCTCGCGCATTTTTTGCCACTCACGGATGGCGAAACCATTGCGGTCGCGCCGGGTGACAAGCTGCTCAGCACAAAGCTGCTGCACGTATTCCGCATCGACCTTGGGCAAGTGCACGAAACCTGCGGGGTACTTGACCGTGGTTCCGTCCTCCTGGACATCAGCGGCCTTGCGCAGGTTGTTGTAGAACTCCAGCTTGGCCATCCCAACAGTGACGGAGAACACTTTGATGCCCCGGCGCAGCTTCTTGCCGCCCTGCGTGATGTCCACGGCCGTTGGTGTGGCAATTAAGGCTGCACCACGCGCTACGCCTTTGACAGCCATCAGACGGGAGTCACGGCAGGAGCGCACGAAGGCATAAGCCTCTTGGGTGGCAAACCCGGTATCCAGCGCAAATCGCACCAATGGCAGCGATGCACCTGACTCGTGGGTCCAGCTCTCATCGAGCATTGCTTTGAGTTGTTTCCAGACCGCGTCTCGAGCGGTGTCACCCATCAGAACCCGGTGTTCGACCAACCAGCATTCCTTGCCCCGACCAAACGCCCAGACCGATGCTTCGATCCGGTCCTTCTGAACGTCTGCACCGCCGACCAGCAGCAGGCCACCTACGGGCACAGTGCCGATTCGGTAATCTTCCCGACGCTCGATGAGCCGTTGCCAGTCTGGCGCTTCGCCTTCCTCGACCCAGGTCTCACCCAGTTCGGTGTTCTTGAAGGTCTTGATGGCCGCAGCCGAGCCAGAAACCTTGCTCACTGCGCTCTCCCACGCCACAGCAATGTCCTTCCAACTGCGCCAGCCCACTGGGCTGTACAAGCTGGAGAGGTGAAAACCTGCGGTCTTGGTGCCATGCTCCGGCAGCATGGCTCGCCACTCACCGTGCTCAAGCATCCAGGTCTTGTGGTGCTCATGGATCGCGGTGTCACAGGACTCGCAGATATAGGCGGCTGTCTCAGGCTGACCTTTGTCCCAGCGCAATTGTTCAAACCGCAGCCATTGCCGGTGCGCACAGTGTGGACACGGCACGAAATAGCGCTGCTGGTCAGAGGCCTCGTACTCCCTCTCAATGGCGCTTACACCAGAGATGGTTGGGGTCGAGACGATAAAAATCTTGCGCCGGGCAAAGGTGCGCGTGCGGGCCTCGGCCAGCGAAATCGCGTCGCCTTCACCCTCGACGTCCAGCGGATAGCCATCAACCTCGTCAAGGAACAGGTAGCGTACCGGCATCGATCGCAGGCCCACCGCGCTGTTCGCCCCTGTC